TTGTCGCCGCCCGAGCCGATGATCACTCCGGCCGTGCTGCCGCTGTAAATGTACGTGTAGCTGCCGGCGTTGGTGATTTTCCCGGCCGCGCCAAAGCTGACCTCGCCGGGCATCGCCACATTGCCCGTCGAGCGGCTTATCGTCAGCGGCTGGTTAATGAAGGTTCCGGCGTCGTTGTACCGGCTGACGTAAAAATCGGACCCTGCATTGCCGCCCGTCTCGGCTACCGAGTCGCCGGGGGTCAGATCCCAGCGTGCGGTTGCGCCACGCTGCGAATAGATCCGGTTCCGGTTGCCGGCCGGCGAGTCGAGAACGAGCTGCGCCCAGCCGCTGGACCGCTGGACAGCGGCGCCGCTGGTGAAAACCACCGCCCCGGTAAACGTGGCGCCGGCCAGCGCGGCGGCGCCGAGACTGGTCAACGCCGCCGGCGCGGTGGCGGCGGCGGTGCCGCCATTGGCAACCGGCAGGACGCCGGTAACCTGGGAGGTCAGATTGACCGGGGCCGTCAGGTATGGCGTCGACACATAGATCGTGTCGGGATCGGTTGCGGTGTTGAGCGTGAGGCCGGCGCCGGCCTGCCAGTTCGGCCCCTGCGGCCCGGTTGCTCCAATGGGGCCGGTGCCGCCGGTCGGGCCGGTCGCCCCGACCGCTCCCGGCGTGCCCTGAGGTCCGGTCGCCCCGGTCGGTCCAGTGGCGCCGGTTGGTCCCACCGGCCCGGTCGCGCCCGTGGCGCCGCCGCCGCCGAGGCCGGCGAAATCCGCCGTCAGCGCCGTAAGGAACACCTGCGCCGCGCCCGACAGCGCGATCGGCGTGTTGTTGCCGGCCGCGGTCGATTTGTAGACGCTGCGGGTCAGCGTGCCGGCCCCGGCGTTGTAGGTGCCGGCCCCGGTCTCGCTCTGGCCGGCGTCGGCGATGCCGTAGCTGACGACGGCCCCGTCGGGCACGCCAGCGGCGGCAAAACTCAAGTACCCGGCGACCGGCGCACCGAGCGTCAGCGGCCCGGTGCCGGTGGTCGGCGTCGTGACGCGGCAGAGGTCGGCGAACACGTTCATGGGTTGTGGATCTGGATGACCGAGGGCTGCAGCGTGAAAGCGCCGGCCAACGAGCTGATGACGCCGCCGAAATCGACGTAGCAGACGAGCTCGTCGGCCGCGGTGTAGTAGACCGCGCCGGTGGCGCTGATCGTGCTGGCGGGCCAGGTCGCGCCGCCGAGCTCGATATCGGTGCGGTCGACGGCAGGGTCGGCAACGACGGTAGCCGCAACCACGGCCGCGGCGTAGCCGCCGCCGGTGACCTCGCCGGTGACATCGGCCCGGCTGCTGTGACCATCCTTGCTCGGCGTGTAGCCCGACACCAGCATGACCTTGAACGCATCCGAGCCGAAGGCGATCGAGCCGGCGGCCATGCCGTCGACCGCGCTGTCGTAGATGAGGCTAGGCAACGTCGCGCTCGATCTCGAGGATGCGGCCCTTGTCGTCGTGCTTGACGACGCGGGTGCGCTCGGTTCGCGCCGCCGGCGGCGGCACCGTCACGTTGATGACCGGCGCCGGCGCGGCCGTCGTGGCGGGCGGCGGTTCCTCGAGCATGGCGATTGCCTTGCCGATCATCAGCGCGACGTCGTCAGGCGCGTGCAGCGGCGGCGTCTCGCCGGGCGGGCCTTGCTCCCCGGGCGTGCCAGGCGGCCCAGGAGGCCCCTGTTCGCCGGCAGGCCCCATGATAGCCTCCCCGGGCTCTCCCCGCTCTCCGCGCGCCCCCGGCGGCCCCTGGGGGCCATCCTGCAGCTCGGCAAGCCGGGATGCGATCCGCAGATCCTGTTCGGCGCGCGCCGCCCGCATCTCGGCAATCTCGGCGCGGATCTCGACGCGCATCTCGCGCTCGATGCGGGAGACGTCGGCCGCCACCTCGGCGGCCAGCGCCTCAAGCGGCGAGACGGCGGCCGGTGCGATAGACACTGATGATGGTCCGCTCGGCATCGGCGGCATTGTTCGAGCCGTCGCCGGCATCGGCGCCCCCATCGGTCGGATTGTCTGCGGCGGGCTGCGGCGGCGGGTCAGCGGCCGGCTTCGGCGGCTGCATGTCCGAGCCGTAGCTGAGCGGCACGACCTGCTGCTGGACCCGCGGCATCGCGCCGTGGCCGTCCGGCACCGCCGCCATCTCCTCCTCGGCGCGCGCCTCGTCCGGCGAGAAGATGCCGCTGATGACGCCGCGCGCCAGCCCCTCGATGCGCTCGCGGAAGGCGCTGCGCAACAGGGCCTTGGTGTCGAGCTCCATGTACTCGTCGGGCACGCCCTTGAGGCCGAACAGCAGGCCGAAGGCTTCCTCGATGTGGTTGAGCGTGAAGCCGAGGCCCTCAGCGATCCACTGCTGCATCAGGAGTTCGGTCGACGAGAACGTCGAGTTGCCGATGCCGAGGATCGGCAGCGGTATCCGAAAGGCCAGCGCGATCGCCTGGTCGGTCATCTTGAGCATCTCGACGAGCTGCCCGTCGACGGCGGTGCTCTGCACCGGCTGCGCCTTCAGGCCGGCGGTCAGGATCGGAGTGCGGCCGGCGTTTTCGCCCTGCGTCTGCTCGTCCCACCACGAGCGCAGCTCCATGACCTGGTCGCGCTTCATCACGAGATCGGTTTGGAGCAGGAACGACGGCCGCGCCTGGTTGAGGTAGAAGGCGACCTGCTGGTTCAGGGCCGCGCCCGACATCGCCATATCGAGCGTCGTCGCGAGGATCGGGCTCTCGCCCTTCAGGACATGCCGCGGCGTGTGCAGCCGGACGTGGAGCACGTCGCGGGCCGGCGCCGGCACGGCGAAGCTCAGCCGCCGCTCGGCGATCTCGTTGCCGCTCAGCGAGTAGAAGATCGAACCTTCCTCGCCGATCTGCGGCCGGCCCTCGCGCATCAGGTGCAGTTCGACGATCTCGGCGCGGTTGTTGCGCACTGCGTAGGCGAAGGCTTCGCCGTGCTCGTAGAGGCGGCGCGTCAGGTTCAGGAAGAAGTCGGAGATGCTCTGGTAGTCGTTCGGCCGCCGCAGGATGCGGGACAGCGCCGAAGTGGTGACCCGCTCGCGGCCGCCGTTCGACAGCGCGCGCCAGTGGTCGCCCGGGCACATCGGCACGGTCTGCGAGTAGGCGCTGACGCAAGCCTCGAGCATGGCGCTGCGCTCGCCGTAGGGCTGGACGTTCTGGCCCTTCTGCCAGTAGTTCCAGGCGGTGCCGGCCGGCAGCCAGCCGTTCGACAGAAAGTAGGGGCCGGGCCGGTACTGCCCCTCGGCAGCCCGCACCCCGCCCCAAGAGAACATCCGGGTCAGCCAGTTCGGCATTTAGCGCGTCGTGTAACCCGCGCCGGACGCGCCCTGCATGTCGCGCTGGCCCTCCTTGAGGGCGTCCGCTTCGGCCTGAGACGGCTGCGGCGGCTCCGGGGCCGGCGGCGGTGCCGGCCCGGTGGCCCCCGTCGCGCCACTCGCGCCGCTGGCCCCGGTCGCGCCTGATGCCCCGGTCGCGCCGCTGGCTCCAGTGGCCCCGCTGGCTCCGGTGTCCGATGTCGTGGATGTCGCCATTTGGTCCTCGCTTGAGTTAGCCGCCGGCTGCCGTCACCGAGACGGCATTCGAGACGGCATTGGTAGAACCCACGGCATTGCTCGCCGTTACCGAGCACGAAAGGCTCTGTCTGGCGTCGCCCGGCTGGGCCGTGTAGGTCGGCCCGGTCCCGACGGTCGCGGACCCGGCCAGCCACGCATGCGCGTAGCCGGTCGGCACGTGGTCCCAGTTGCCGTTGGTGCAGGTCAGCGTGTCGCCGACAGCGCAGGAGGCGACGACGTTGCGTCCAACGGTGACGGACGGGACATCGACGACCTGCGGCGGCGAGGCGTCTTCGTCGTAGCCGTGCGACTCGAGCTTGAGTTCGTCAGCCTGGGCCTGCGTGGGGACCGGCGTGTCGCTCATTCTGATCCTCCAAAAACAAGGCGGGGCCGAAAGCCCCGCCAAGCCGCCAATTATGCCCAGTTCACGCCAGTGCCGATGAACTGAACCATGCCGGTGCGCCGCATCGCCCAGTTCACGTTCGCCAGCATGCGGATCGCGATCTGCGCCGTCTGGAACATGCTCTGCGTCGGCGTCGCGAGCACGCCCGAACCCTGCGCGCCGGTGGCGATGTTCAGCGGCGTCGTGTCCTCCATGTGTAGGGTGGCTTGCTCGGAGACATCAAATTCCGGCGCGCCGTTGACGCTGACGAAATCCGCGGCATCCACCAGGAGCACCGTGCCTGCGGTTACGGTCGTGCTCTCGATCACCGTAAAGC